TGATAAGGAAGATTGGCAGTCGAAGATATCCATCCCGAAGGCATTCAACTCCGTCGAGCAAGCGACTTCGGTTATTAATCGGTTCCTCCTATCCTCCGGTACTCCGTTTTCCTTTGATCCCATAAATCCCGATGATCTCATAACAGTATCCCGAGCGGAACAATTCACCGACCTAACTAAATACTTCCTCGAAGAGGCGAATTATATTGATGAATTCGCGGTGGGGCTAAAATCAGGATTCATCACTGGGGTTGGGGTGTGGAAGTTGTGGTGGGGGTATAAGCCGAGGTTGGTTACCAAGGTGGAACAGGTACCTAATCCCCAGACCGGCCAAATGATGAACCAAGTCATCCAACGAGAGATGTTGGAGGGGAAATTATTCATCCAAGCGGTTGATCCGTATAATTTTTTCTGGCTACCAGGTTCCAGGATGAACAAGTGGACCGGAACTATTGAAGAGATTGAAATCCCTCGATGGGAGTTGGAGGAGTTGGCGCAGCAGGGGTTGTTTGGGGAGGACGGGGTTGAGAAGATTAAGAATCTTCCATCTACTACCTCAGCCCAGACTGATACCAACAGGCGAACGATTGAACGGTTTCAAGAACGTCCACGACGGTCGTACCCTAACAAGGATGTTGATGTTGTTCATTTGAGAGAGTACTATGGGCCGTTGGTGTTAAAGGATAGTGTGGAGAGGGATTATCATTGTCTTATTGCTAATGAGACGGTGGTATTGAAGGAACAACCTAATCCGTTTTGGATGAAGAAGCCCAATTACGTTGGGTTCTCGCCGTTGTCGTTGCCGTTCAGGACCGAGGGTGTTGGGTTGGTCGAGATGGTTAGGGAGATTGACAAGAACATTTCAGCGCTGGCAAATTTGTCGGTGGATACGCTACGGTATCGGTTATTGCCGGTGTTTGAGGTTAATCCTGAAGTTTACGAGAATCCTGAAGACTTCGAGACTGGACTGACACCGGGGAAGATATTCAGACGCAAACAACAGTTTTTACAACTGCCAGGCATACAGCCTATTCAGTTTGAGGATATTTCTCAGGGTGCTATCGCGGTGGCTTCGCAACTAGACCGTGCCCACCAAGAAGGTGCGTTGGTGTCGGAGATTCAGCAAGCTATTCCACGATTTCGTGGATACCAATCCGCTACCGAAATTGATACCAAACAGGCCAACATCCAATCATTCTTCTCCGCGATGGCGGCGGATATTGAACGCCAAGCACTGGCTCCGATTGTAGAAATGGCGGGGGATTTGGTGTTTCAGTTTATTGACACCACTAACGATCAACGCCTAGCGGCGATATTGGGTGTCGGGGCGGAAGTCATCCAGGGCATGTCCAAGGAGGAGTTGATGGAGGTTGTGCAGGGGGATTATACTCTCAAAGTCACCGGTATCTCAGGCCAGCTCGAAAAAGCCGAAATGCTCGAATCGTTGGTACAGTTTATGAATATCGTCGGACAAAACCCCGAATCGTGGATGCCATACCTAAACCAAGACGCCTTATTACGTCGTGTGCTTGAAGCCTTCCGACCCGCGATACGGGATATTGAACAAATCGTAGCCGAGCCCGCTCTTGTACAGGCCCGTCAAGCCGCAGTATCGGGAGAGAAACTCGCTCCCGAAATGATCGCCATGATCCCAACATTGGTCCAGCAAGCCATGGAACAGCAACGGGCTCAGCAAGAAGCTCAACAACAAGCCGAACAAGCCGCTCTTCAGCAACAGCAAATGACCATCGAGATGCAGCGGGTGATGTTGGAATTCGAGCGGGCTAAGGCTGAGATTGAACAAATAAAAGCAGAAACCAAGGCAATAGGAAATGAATCACGAAGCAATACTGGAAAAAGCGAGTAAGTCGGAAAGGCTACAAGATTTCCTCCACGAATCAGGATGGGTGGATGTTATTAAACCTGAATTGGATAAGATCCACAATAGTCTTCAAGAGTTACTAGTCCAATCAGTTTTGGGAAGGAGAATAGTAAACCGTACCCCCACGGGGGATTTTGAGATTACTAAAGAACAACTCGCGGGGCAGATTGAAGGGATTAGGGTTATTGAAGACATCATCACCCGTATACTCCGTGAAGGGGATCGGGCGGTTAAGACTCTTCATGAGTGGGGGCCACAGTATAAGGTTAACTAATAATCCCGCCAGGGAAAATATGCTATAATGGAGACAACAATGGAAAACAACGTTCAGGGTAACGAAACTACCCAGCAGACCCAGCAAGATCAACAGCAACAGCAACAGCAAACTGTTACTGATAAGTATTCTCAATACTACGCGGATTCGGAATCTACCAAAGAAAGCCCTAACGAAGAACTAGTGGGAACAGTCCAAGCCCTAACCGGAGAAATCCAATCCCTCAAACAACAACTCACAGCGCAGCAGGAGAATAAACTATCCGCTGCGGAGAAACAAAATTTCATCTCCCTCCTTCAGCAGGGCAAGGTCGATGAAGCGGAAGAATACCTAACCCGAAAGGCCGCTTCCCAATACGAGTCTCGTCTTGAGCAGCGTATTCAGCAGTTGCAAGAAGACCTATACGCCCGTTCCCACCAGGAACGACAGGTTAATGAATTTATCACCAAACTAAAAGCCGACAATCCCGACATCGTGCCTTTAGAAAGATTGATTACCGCTAATGCTGAAGCCAAACTTCAGCAGGTACTCGCGTCGGGCAGAGTAAAAACCCAGGCCGCCCTTATGGAAGTATATCGTAAGGTAGTCCTTGAGGAAGTCAACGCCGCGAAACAGTTAGTCCAGCAGCTACGCGGAGCTGGAAAGCAAGAAGCTATGACCACAAAGGAAACTGTGTTATCCTCCTCGCCGGTACGGTCGAATACTATTACGTCCAATGGTGATGTTCAACAGAAGGACGAAAAGAAACCCATGACCGCTTCGGAGTACCTGCAATCCAGGATGTCCCGTTCGGATATCCAAAAGAGGAGAGTGCTTGCTTCTTAATTCCAACTTAACGAGGTAAAAACATGCCAGGACAATTATACGCTGTCGGCTCCCTTGGTGGAACTAATATCGGTTCGGTACCTTACCTGACTGATAGAGTTCGTACCGTGGCACAGCCAATGTTCCGGCTTCGTGGTTTGGTTGACGCTCAGGAAGCTATTGGTAAAGGCCGGGGTGATACTTGGCTTTTCGATAAGAGACAGAACGTTGCCAACCAGGGCGGAACGCTCATTGAAACAAACACCATGCCCGAGACCCAGTTCACTGTGGTTCAGGGTAGTGGGCAGATTACTGAATATGGTAACTCTGTCCCATGGACTCTCAAGGCTCAGACACTAGATCAGATCGAGATTGATTCTCTTACCGAGGATGCTCTGCGGGATGATATGGTTAAGGTACTGGAGAGTGCTGTTGGTAACCAATTTACTCAGACGGAGTTTATTGCGGTTTGTACTACTGGGTCGGGGGTGGCTATCACTACCAACGGCACCGCTACAGCGACCGCGACCGCAGATCTAAATGCCGTCAATACTCGAACGATTGTTGATTTTATGAAGAAACGATTGATCCCGAAGTATGATGGTATTAATTATGTCTGCGTGGCGTCTATTTCTGCGATGTCTGGTATGCACGCTGACTCCGGTACAGGGGGTTGGGTGGATATCAGCAAGTACACCAGTGAGTTTGCCAAGAATGTAATCAACGGGGAGGTTGGGACTTTTTATACGACCCGATTCCTCGAAGAGACTGGATTCTTGAGTAATACTATCGGTAATGGTGCTAGCCGTGGGCAGGCTCTATTCTTGGGGAGTGACGTGGTTTATGAGGCTGTTGCTATTCCCGAGGAAGTGAGGGTGAAAATCTCAACCGACTATGGACGTGATCTGGGCATCGCGTGGTATGCGTTGCTGGGATTCAAGATCGTCTGGAATCTCGCCGCTGATGGTGAACAACATATCGTCTTCCTGACGAGTGCTTAAGGAGGTAAACAATGTCTTATTCTGATCAGAAATTCTACACCAGAGTACAGCAGATTGCCTCTCCTTCCACTTCGTGGGGGACGGCAACTGCGTCGGGAGTTGGGGGACATGATGCTACCGCGGTAGTGCCACTTCCCAAAAAAGGATCTAAAACAATATCGTCTTTTTTGCTTGCTGCTAATATCACTTGCTGAATTAGCTTTAGTGGTTTTTGTGTTGGATGTGCTTTTATACCATTTTCATCTTTCAGTCTTTCATTTCCTCTGCATAATCCAAAAACCCAATCC